GTTAGGCTGATAATGTCTGTGTCTCTTAGCGATAAGATAATTGAGATGCTTCTCATTAGAATCCTATGCAAACTTGAAATTGCCAATTGGATGGATATACCTTCCAAACCGGGTCTCGGATTTTCAGACGAAGACAACGAGGACGTCTACCGAGACATAGCTGAAAGTGGCTATACCATGGCTTGCGCAGACATCAGTGGGTGGGATTGGTCAGTTAAACAATGGATGATATTGAATGACTGCGAATTCACTATACAGATGTGCGACAATCCTAGTGAAGTTTGGAAAACGCTGTTGAGAAGAACCGCTCTAATTGAGTCGGAGAGTATCTACGTGTTTTCGGACGGAACTATGGTAGAACCCAACTTCAAGGGATTGGTCAACTCCGGAAAATTCAAAACATCGAGATCTAACAGTTTTATGAGAGTACACTTAGCGACACTAGTCGGAAGTAGGAAAACCATAGCAGCTGGAGATGACTCAGTTGAAGAGTACGTCGAGGGGGCCAAGGAGATTTATGCAGCGCTAGGTCTAAAATGTAAGGATTACAACAAAATTGACGATACATTCGACTTTTGTAGTAGAATTTACAAAGAAGACATATCTTACCCTGTGAACCACATCAAGATGATGATGAACTTAGTACATCACACTCCAAAGAGTGCATTGGAACTGCGTTGTCTCATGATTGGTATCCAGGATATGCTGAAAAATCATCCGGACTTTGATACAGTGATGGATGAGTTGGATCGTGTGGGATTTCTGGAGTTGGAGGGGACTCAAGAAATTGTCGAGTATGCCGAGTAATCCTTAACCCAAACAGCGTAAGCGCTACGCTGCAAAAGTCAATGCATTGAAGCAAGCCGTAAATGGTTTAGCTGCAATGTCGATTGACAGCGCTCCTCATCAGGCTTCTAAGAGGAAAAACAAGAAGCGTTCTAACAAGAAACAGAAAGGACTCAGTGTTCTAAACAGCATAGCTCAAGTCGAGAGAAATCTCACCAAACCAGCGATGAATGTGAACAAAGGTATTCACCCGTACGTCAAGTGCAGGATCGATCCTTTTTCTGCATCTGGAGGTGAAGGAATACCCGACGGTGGTAACTCGAACTATATTGTAATCGATTCCTGTGTGGTTAACCACATAGTTGATGCGGATAACAGTGGTTTCATTATCCAAACGCTAGGTTTAGTCCCAGTGGGAGCCTGTCTGGTTCCTCTAGGTAACTCGGGTACAATGTCGGGTATTACAGTGGATGGAGTAGGAGTTAGAGTTCCAGCGAACAACGGAAGAGATCTGCATCCGCTCGGAATTCCAGCTCAATACACGAGTTCACAGTCATATCCAGGAAACTTCCATGAGGATCCCTATGAATCTACTGGAGTCAGAATAGTGGCAGTACAGTATAAGTTAACTTATACAGGAACCCCCTTATCTGCTTCGGGAACATATGTCGT